CTTCCGTATTTTTGGATACCCGAGGATACGCTTGATTTGCTTGTAAAGCGTGACCATGTTCCGTATGATGTGTGGGAGCGACAGGGATATTTGCAGACTACCGAGGGCAATGTTATTCATTACGGCTACATAGAAAAATTTATTGAAAAGCTCGGTGAGAGATTTAACATTCGAGAGATTGCATTTGACCGTTGGGGTGCGGTTCAGATGGTACAGAACCTTGAGGGTATGGGATTTACCGTTGTTCCATTTGGGCAGGGATTCAAGGATATGTCACCGCCTACAAAGGAGCTTATGAAACTGACGCTTGAACAGCGAATCGCACACGGCGGTCACCCTGTACTTCGATGGAATATGGACAATATCTTTGTCAGAACAGACCCTGCCGGCAACATAAAGGCCGATAAAGAAAAATCCACAGAGAAAATTGACGGTGCGATTGCTACAATTATGGCACTTGACAGAGCAATTCGTTGCGGAAATGACAATGGGGATTCCGTGTATAACCATCGCGGGATTCTCTTTATTTGATGTCTGCTGTGCAGCCGACTATGATTTTGCAAAATCATAATCCAGCTGCATTCTTTTGTGCTATACTTATATCAGTAAGTGATGGAGGTAGCATATGAAAAAAGAAGAAAGAACGATTCAGAAAATCGAAGATGATGTCAAATCCGCAGGTCAGACCTTTCTTGGAATGCGTATGGGTGATTTGCTTTGCAGAATACCAGAATTAGATGATAAAGAACGGAAAAAGGATTTGATTCAGGAATATTATGAAAACCAAATTGGTACTTATGACAAAGATTTTAGCGGAACAAGAATCAGAGTG